CATACGATGTTGCATTGTTTTGGGATTACATAGATTGGTATCAAACAGGATACACACAATTTACTGAAGTAAATTTTGTTTTAGATGGTGCTTATCAGCTACAAGGTATTAATGACGATATAGGCGACATTATCAAAATTAATAATGTAGGAACAGGCGGTTGGTTGTTACTTAGAAAAATTGCAGCACAATCAGATGTTGATTACACTGTAAATTATGAAACTATTGGTAGACAAAACGGCACAATTAATTTTAAAAATACTTTGTATGATACTAGAGAAAGTGCAGTTGGATTTGACATAATAAGTTTTGATTCACAGTTCTTTGATAGTGTGCCTAGTACAGAAATTAGAGCAGTATTAGATTTTATAAAAAATGACTTATATACTGAAGCACTTACTATTGAATATAACAAATTGTTTTTTGCAAGTTTACGTTATGTGTTTAGTGAACAATCTAATGTTGACTGGGCATTCAAAACTAGCTTTGTAAAAGCAAAACATAATGTAGGTCAGCTTCGTGAAGACATAACATTTAATAATGATAGTTTGCCTAGTTATGAAAAGTATCTTGAAGAAGTTAAGCCTTTCAAAACAAAGTTACGTGAGTATTTAAGTGCTTACGAAAAGACAGAAAACAGCCAAAGCAGACTTACAGACTTTGACTTGCAACCATCTTATAATGATATTACTAAAAATATTGAACCTCAAAATGTAAAAGTAGTAGGAAACAATCTAATAGGTGTAGACGATAAGTTAAAAACTTATCCGTATAAGAACTGGACAGATAACGTAGGTTACAAAGTTGTTGAAGTACAAGTTGCAGACGGCGGCTCTGGTTACAGTCAAGCACCTACAATAAGACTTACCGGCGGCGGTGGCACAGGAGCAAGTGCTATAGCAAAGTTAGGTGCTAACGGAACAGTGACAAGCGTAGAAGTTACTAACACAGGTAGCGGTTATATTACAGCACCAGTACTTTCACTTACAGGTAGCGTGTCACTTACAGGCAAACCTGCAAAAATAAGTCCAATACTTGGTGACGGTTTGACTAGAGGTATAAAAAATGTTGTAAAATTTGATAGAATAAGTGGTGAAAACTTTATAACATCAATAGATGAAGTAGAAACGTATACAGGATCGGGTTCAAAGTACACATACGAACTTACTTGGCCAATGGATCTTAAAAATAGTAATGTTATTGTAACAGTAAATAATATCGAATTGTTAAGAAGTGAATATACATATAGCAATATAAAAGATAGTAAAACAAAAAGTTATACTAGATTTCATGGACAGATTGTGTTAGCACAGCCAGTACCTGTAAACACAGTTATGAGTGTAAGTTACAAAAAAGCAATTAGCCTGTTAACCGCCCAAGATAGAATTAATATTGCATACAATCCAGTAACAGGACAATTTGCTAAAGACCTTGGTCAACTTATGGACGGCGTTGATTACGGCGGAGTGCAGGTTAAGAGTTTTGATTTTGGAGGACCAACTGGTTGGGATACAGCTCCTTGGTTTACTAGTGAGTATGATACATATGATACTACATTTGAAGATGAGACCTTTACCCTAGATGGTAGTACAATTAGTGTTACATTGGCTACGCCTTTAGAAAGCGGAGTTGTATATAACTTATACAAAAATGGTGTAAGATTAGATGACCCAGACTGGGTAAATGATAGTTCGCAGTTTACAAATCCAAACGCCGTAATGAGAAGTATAACAGGTGACGGAGTACAAACATTAATTGAGTTAGACGAATTAGGTATATCTAATGAAGCAAATGATGTTATAGTTATACGTAAGAGTACTAGCGATGGTAGTTTCCTTCCTATACCAGGTAGCTATGACACTGTTATAGAAGGTGGACAATTAGATTACACAACTGCCCAAGGTATACTTGCAGAAGAAATTAACATTGACGGAGATGGTTTTGCAACTTCTGCAAATAGCGGCGGCCCAGATGAGCAATTACCGGGAAGAGTATTTGACACTGTTGACATAAAAGTATACGAAAGACCAACAGGCGGTTCTAGTCAAATTCATGCACGTAATTATGTAGGCGATGGTACAACTACCGATTTTGATATAGGCACAGCACCAATAGTAGAAAACTTCCTTTTTGTAAAAGTTGATAATGTTATTCAAACAGCATATACTTTAGACTACACAACAAATAAAGTTAAATTTACTACAGCACCTGCACTTGGAACTAACATAAATCTACTTACATTAGATTATAGTGGAACTAATATTTTAGACTTAGATGAATTTACTGCTGATGGCAGTAGTGCAGATTTCTTAACTAACATTACCTATACTGATAATTTAAGCAGTCTTGTAACTATAGACGGTAAACAAATAGAACATGTACTTACAAAAAGTAATGCTACGTATGCAGCTGAAAATAGAATTGTAATTAGGTTTGCTGAACCACCTAAAACTGATGCAGTAGTAAAGTATGCAATATTTGAAGGTATAATACAAAACTTTAGTGCAATAACTATTGACGAATATGTAACTGACGGAAGTACTTCAGTATTTGATCTCACACAAACACCATTTACGCAAAAACCGCATGAATGGTTTACTATAGTACAGGTTAATAATACTATTCTAAATGCAGGTTACTCACAAAAATATACTATGACTGATAGTAAAGAATACCAATTAAAATTATGGCAAGTTCCTACAGGAAGCATACGTGCTGGTCAGTTGAGAGTATATCTAAATGGACAAGAACTTACTTATATTCAAGATTGGTCGTTTACAAGTTCAGGACAATTTAATCCAGCATTAGATGATGATGATCAAGTAGGTAGTGCAATATTGCTAAATGCAAACGTAGGTGCTGTAGGTGACACTTTAAGAGTTTATGTTGTCGGTCAAGAAGATAGTACAGCAAGTGGCGGAGATTATAGATACGGTTATTTTGACAACGATAATAACTTTGTTGAAGATGAAGGTAGATTACATATATATTCAACACTTAATGATGGTGACAAAATAAAAATTTATCAATTTAGTAATCACGATAGTCAAGGCATTGAAAGACAAAGTTTAGACGTTGTTGAACGTACACTACTATCACCTGGTGTAAATGCAGGCAGACAAGTTTTTCAAATAGACGGAAGTACTGCTAATTTAAATCTTTTACCTCCGCTAGTAGCTAGGAAGAAATATGCTGTGTATCTTAACAGTGTAAGAATTGACGATCCTAACTACAACACATCATTACAGACTAATAGTAATGCAAAAATGACAACAATAATTGGCGCAGATCAGACTACTATCGACTTGCAAACTTTAAATATTGCAGTTGTTGCAGGAGATATAGTTGAAATAGTAGAACTAGGATCAGGAACTACACCTGATGACGGAACAGCAGACTGGTATGAACTAAGACAGCTAAGAGCAGGTTATATTAATCTACAAAGCCCAGCAGTTGACGACCAGTATGTTTGGGTTGTTAAAAATGGAGCATTATTAGACCCTTCAATTGACTACGTAATTACACCTAATAAGATGCGTGTAAAGTTAAAAGAAACATTGTCTGAAAATGATACTGTTGAAACATTCCATTTTGCTAAAGATAGTTTAAAGAATAAATTTGGTTGGCGACAATTTAAAGATATATTGAATAGAGATATTTATAAAAGGCTAGATGGCGCCAAAAACTATAGATTAGCTGAACCTTTGAAATTTAATGATAAAATAATTACTGTAGAAAATAGTCAAAGTCTACCAGATCCAATTCCGGGTTCAAAGTATCCAGGTGTATTGTTTATTGATAACGAGCGTATAGAATACTTTAGAAAAAGCGGAAATATATTGACACAATTAAGAAGAGGAACTCTTGGTACTGGAGTTAAGGACATTTATACTGTAGGTACAGAACTTTACGATCAAAGCCAAACAGCATCAATACCTTACAAAGATGAAATAATTACATCTACATTCACTGCTGATGGAACATCAGCAGTGTACGACTTAGACTTTACACCAGATAATGTAAATCAATTTGAAGTATTTGTAGCAGGCCGCAGACTAAGAAAAACAACGTTGTCGTCATATGAGTTAAATACTGCACTGAGAACAGCTTATGCAACTTCTGCACAAGTAATAAGCCAAGATAGCCCTGAAGGTGATGTTACATTACCTGCAGAATTTAGTTTACAAAATGGTAATGAGCTTGTGTTGTTAGAGACACCAGGCGAAAATCAAAAAGTAATTGTAGTAAGAAAACAAGGTAGGCTTTGGAATAACCAAGGAACAGCATTAAGTAATGCTGAAAGTGATATTAGTAGATTCTTACTATCCACAACGGTTGACTTACCCTGATAAATAACACAGTAGGACATTAAAATGAATGATAATTTAAAAGAAAAAAACGGTATATTAATTAAAGGTCATATTAAGATATATGACCCTAAAACCAAAGAAGTCTTTATCGACAAGAATAATGCTATTCATTATGAAAATATGAGTATAGCGTTAGCTGATAGCGTAGGTAATCGTGGTAATGGTTGGATATACGAAATGAGTTTTGGTAACGGTGGTACTAGTGTTGATCCTACAGGCATTATTACATACCTTACACCGAATTCTACAGGAACAAATGCAAGTTTATATAATCAAACGTATACAAAAATTGTAGATGATAACAGTGTAAACAACACTGATCCGGTTAGAAATAAGATCGAAACAAGACACGTTAGTGGTACAAACTATACAGATGTTCTTATAACTTGTTTGCTAGATTACGGCGAACCAAGTGGTCAGGATGCGTTTGATACAGCCACAGATCAAAACAGCTTATATGTATTTGACGAGTTAGGATTAAAAGGGTATTCGGCGTCAGGTACTGGGAATTTGCTAACACACGTTGTTTTCCACCCTGTTCAAAAGAGTTTGAACAGATTAATTCAAATTGATTATACTGTAAGAATACAAAGTCTTGCAGGTACAGTCGGAGAATAATAGATGGCATATACAATAGCATATACAGACCAAGCTAACAAAGGCACAATTACTGTTGAAGACAATACTATCAATAGTGTAACTTCATTAGGATTACCTGGTAGGAATACAACAGCATATGGTACAACTATTGCTACAAACTTTTTACATTTATTAGAAAATTTTGCAAGTGCAACCCAGCCGTCAACTCCAGTTGAAGGACAGTTATGGTATGATACAACACCTGGTGTAGAACAACTAAAAGTGTACGACGGAACAAATTGGGTAGCAAGTGGTGGATTAAAAAAAGCAACTACTGCACCGCAAGCGGGACAAAGTTTGATAGGAGACCTGTGGGTCGATACAGATAACCAACAGCTATATTTGTTTAGCGGATCTGGTTGGGTATTAGTAGGACCTAATTTCAGTGACGGTCTTGTAACAGGCGCCACTCCAGTTACAGTAATTGGTACTGATGACGTAACATATAATATATTACAAATAGAAGTAAATGCGACACCAGTTGCACTTATAACAAGTGAAAGTTTTACTCCTAAGGTTGTAATACCAGGATTTAGTACACTTAACCCTGGATTTAATCTAAGTGCAAATAATATTGCAGGCGATGGCATTCCAAAGTTTTATGGTACAGCAGAAAAAGCAGAAGGATTAATTGTAAGTGGAAAAACAGTTGCCGCAGGTAACTTCCTTAGAGGTGATGTGACTAGTACAACAGCATTTCCACTTAATGTACAAAATAACACAGGTATAAACTACGGCATCAATGCAGAAATGAATATTGGTGTTGAAGGCAATGCTGGTATATTCCAACATAACATTGCTGGATCAAGTATGGACTTTAAGGTAAAAAATGATGGTGTTTTAAAAAATGTACTAAGATTAGACAGTAACCTTAGAGTAGGTATTAATAATGTTGCACCCGACCAAGCATTAGACGTAACAGGAAACATACAAGCTAGTGGACTTATTAATACAACATCAACTACTAATAGTACAACATTTAGTAATGGTAGTATTAGAACAGCAGGTGGATTAGGTGTAGCACAAAATGTTAATATAGGCGGCACTCTTAATATTACTGGTAATACTACTACTAGAAATATTTTACCTAATGAAAATAATACAAAAGATATAGGTAGTACAAGTTTAAAGTTTGCAAACATGTATGCTACAACTTTTGTTGGTAACGTAACTGGTAATGTAAGCGGTACTGTTTCTGGTAGGGCAGGTAGTGCTGATAGATTAACAAGTGCTACAACATTTAGATTTGCAGGTGATATTACTGCAGCAGATACAGTATTCGACGGACAAACAGGTGGTACACTTAAAGTTTTTAATACTAGCATCAGTAACGATATTGTTGCAGGTAAAACAAATGTATTATCGTCACAAGCAGACGATGAGCTTTTAATAAACAGAACATCGGGCGACACAGGACTAAAGAAAATAAACAGAATTAATTTGTTTAGTGCTATACAAGGATTGACACCTGTAGGAACAGTTGTTCCATTTGCAGGCGGCGCTTCCCCTATAGGTTGGTTATTATGTGACGGCACAGAAGTTTTAATAAGTGCCTACGGTTCTTTATATGCAGTAATTGGCACAACATATAAAGCATCACCTGTATCAGGTTATTTTGCAGTGCCAGATTTACGAGGTAGATTTTTACTAGGTACTGATAATATGGGCGGAACAAGTGCTAATGTTGTTTCATCAGGATCTGCAGATGTTGTTGGTGCAAAAGACGGCGCAGAGTCAGTTACAATCACTACTGAAAATTTACCAGAACACGAACATGATCTACGTGGAGATAGCGGAGATCAATACTATGCAATTAGAGATGTTAACGGCACACCAAATGACAATGACGCAATCATTTATGATTCACCTACTGGGACAGGAGCTGGACAAGCATATCCTGCAAGTGGTGGAATATTAACAGATGGTAGCTTAGGGCAAGCAATAAGTGTTATGAATCCATATATGACTATGAATTTCATAATATATACTGGAGGGTAAGAGTAGTGAGTTATAGACTAAACAGAACAGATGGTGAATTATTAGTTGACCTAACCGATGGGATACTTGATTTAACTACTACTGATTTAACACTAATAGGAAAAAACTACAAAGGTTTTGGTGAATTCCTTAACGAAAACTTTATTGCTTTACTAGAAAACTTTGCATCAACATCTCAACCTACAAATCCTATGGTAGGACAACTTTGGTATGACAAACAAGATGCAAGATTAAAAATTTATGACGGCCTAGTATTTAGACCTGCAACTGGAAGTGTAGTAAGTAGCACACAACCTAGCAACTTGAATAAAGGCGATATATGGATTGATAATGAAAACAACAAATTATATATTTGGGACGGAAGTGAATTAACATTAATTGGTCCTGAATATAGTGCAGGACAAGGAAAAAGCGGCTTTGAAGTTTCTAGTCAGTTAGATGCAACAGATGTACAACGTACTATATTAAAATTATTCTTAGGCGGTACACTTGTAGGTATATATGCACCTGAAACATTTTATGTGTTACCTGAATTTGCTATTGCAGGATATCCTCAAGTATCAGGTGATGCACAAAATAGACAATTACTTGAAAAAGGATTCAATGTAGTTAACTCGGCGTTTTTCTATAGAGGCACTGCAACTAGTGCCAAAGGTTTATTAGACGATGCTGGAGTAACAAAAACAGCTACTGACTTCGTCCCTACGATAGGCAATGCAGCTATGACTGGAAGCCTAAAAATTAAAAACTCAGCAGGACTTAGTGTTGGCGTTGGAGAAACAGAATATTCTATTTTAAAAATTTCTGGCACCACAACAACACTTGAAACACAACAAAGTAATGCAGACTTGGCAATTAGGGTAAGAGCAGGTAGTAGTTTCTTACCAGCATATTATGTAGACACAAGCCAAAAATATGTTGGTATATGGAAAGCAAATCCTTCGTATAGCTTAGATGTTACAGGAGATGGTAGATTTACTAGCAACCTTACAGTTGGTGGTAACCTATTAGTAGAAGGAACAACTACTCATTTAAACACAACAACATTAAGAGTTGAAGACAAAAATATTGAACTAGGCATACTAGATGACAGCACAGAAGCAACTGATGCACAAATAGACGGTGGCGGCATAATAGTAAGAAGTTCAAATGGTAGTAAAGACTGGACTTGGCAAGCAAGCACAAGTGCTTGGTCAAGTAACCAAGATATAAACATTTTATCTGGTGTTGATAATCCGGACCCGTCAATAATGATAGACGGCACCGATGTACTTAGTAAATCTACACTTGGAAGCACAGTTGATAATGCACTAGGATTGACACGAGTAGGAACATTATCTGAGCTAACTGTTGATGATATAAAATTAAATGCCGCAACCATTACGCGATTAAATGGAACAGGATTGAATATTGTTGCTGGTGGAGACATCACAGTTGATACACAAAACATAACTGGCCTTGCAGAGCCAACAGCATCGTCGGATGCCGCAACAAAAAATTACGTTGATGTCCAATTATATAGCAAAGATGTAATAGTAAGTCTTGATGTTACAGGATTAACAGATCCAAATGCAATTGGATCAGGTGACGGACCGAAAAATAGTATTGCAACCTTGTTACAAAACATTCAATCAGCTGCAACTTATCAGACAGGTACAACGGCATTTGTAATGACTTCATCTTATTCAGGTTCTACAGTTTCTGGTATTGTTGTAGACATTACTACAAGTCCAGATACATCTGGTGTTCTTGTAAAATCAAATATTACTGTAGATAAAAACAATGTAAGTAGCGGCGAAAGTGTAATACAAGATATAAGCCAAAGTAATACTGCAAGTGGTACTGTTTCTTTGACAGCAACTAGATACCTATATGAGTACATACAGTCTGCAAACACATGGGTATTTGTACGTAGGACACTACAGACAGTAACTTAAAATATAATAATGCGATAAATAAGTATATAATGAACGGGGTAACATATGGCATACACAATTAACAAATATAACAATGTTCAGCTAACTGTTGTAGAAGACGGTACTATTGACCAAACCACAGATTTAAAACTGGTTGGTAAAAATTATGCTGGATATGGAGAGATACAAAACGAAAACTTTGTGTTTTTGTTAGAAAACTTTGCAGGAGGTAACCAACCGCCAAAAGCAGTAAGCGGCCAAATTTGGTTTGATACTACTAATAGTAAACTAAAATTTTATGATGGAACAAAATGGAGAACTACTGGAGGAGCCGAAGTCAGTGCAACTACCCCTGCTGGACTTGCTTTAGGCGACTTTTGGTGGGATACCGGCAACGAGCAGTTGTATGCATATAACGGAACATCTTTTGTACTTGTAGGACCACAAGGTGTTGGTGCTACAGTAACACAATTCCAAAGTGCTAACATCAGAGATAACGGCGGAACTTCTAGACCAGTTATTAAATCAGTTATTAATGACGAAGTAATACATATAATTAGTGCTCAAGAGTTTACTATAGGAACTGAAGATGCATCATCCTACCCCGGCTTTGATGTTGTTAGACAAGGACTAACTCTTAAAAATACTATTAACTCAACAGGTGGGGTAACTTCTACAGCACATAGATTCTGGGGTACAGCATCTAACGCATTAAAGTTAAACGGTGTTGATGCAAGCAATTATGTTATATCATCTCCAGGATCAGCAACAGAGTTTACAACGTTAGTTGAATTTTCCGATCTAGGTATTGCAGTAGGTAATACAAATGACCTAGCGATAAAGATTGTAGATGATAACAAAGCATTAATTGCTAACGAACAAGGTACACAAACATATTTTCAAGTACAAAATTCGAGTGCTGCACAAAAAATGCCATTACGCCTTACAGCAGAAGCAATACTTCCGGGATACAGTAACGTAAGTGCATGGTCAGGTGTTGAAACTGTAAACATAGGTTCTGCTGCATCGGCATTTAGTAATGTTTATGCAACAACATTTAACGGAACTGCAACAAACTCACAAAAATTAGAAGTTGGCGGAGTTTCAAGAAGTGCAAGTACAAGTGCTACAGCAAATACCTTAGCAGGTAGAGATGCTGCAGGTGATTTAACTGCAAATGTGTTTAGAGGAACTGCAACATCTGCACAGTTTGCTGACTTGGCTGAAAAATATACATCAGATAACAATTACGAGCCGGGCACAGTATTAGTATTTGGCGGCGAAGCTGAAGTTACAGAATGTAAAATATTCTGTGATCAAAGACTAGCAGGAGTTGTATCAACTAATCCTGCACATTTAATGAATGAAGGAATTGACGGAGTAGCTATTGCACTTAAAGGTCGTGTACCATGTAAAGTAGAAGGCGTAGTAAGAAAAGGTGACATTTTAGTTACTGGGCCTGTACCTGGGACAGCAACAACACTCACAGCTGATAGTGCTATGCCTAGCCCTTACTGTGTAGTAGGAAAGAGTCTAGAGGACAGCGACGATGCTGGAGTCAAGATGATTGAAGTTGCGGTATAGACACGCATAAATATATGCAGAGTTAAAGGAAAGAGATTATGGCAGTAAGCGTAGGCGACAGTATCACAGCAGCACAATATAATGGTTTGCAAAGTAGAATTGCAACTATTATGGGTACCGGTTCTGGAACTAACGGTTACGGACAAAGTTTAGCAAGTGCTCAGGTCAGTGCCGGTTCAGTAATTACAGCTGCTCAATTTGATAACCTACGTACAGATATAAACAAAGCTAGTAATCACCAAAGTGGCACAACTGCATCTATAGGTGATATTGCTGCAGGACAGATTGTAGGAGCCGACGCCAGTGGTACTGGATTAGGTGCATCTTTAAATGCTACTACAGAAGGTTTTAATGATTATGATACAGCAACAGGTGTAATTGAAACAAACAAATTATTAATTAATGCTGGTAACAGTACGGTAGAAGCTGCAATCACAAGCAGTAGAGCCACTGACTGGAACGGAACAAGAACACATACATTTACTGTAGATTTTGCTGATGCAAATCAAAGAAGATACTTCTTTAACTCCGGAGGCGAGATAAGATTTAGTGCAAGTGTAACTGGCCAAAGTGGCGCTAAAAGTAACGATTGGGCAACATTGTTAACTAACATGGGTACAATTAAATTTAATTATACCACTACAACTGTTACAGGTACAGGTACTGCACAAGCTATTGGTAGTGATGATCTAACAGGCACTTACCAACAAATTTTTATCAAATCAGGTAGCGGAGTGTATGCAGAAAACGATTATAATATCGAAGCAAGACACGAAGGTACCGACAACAAAACTCTAAGATTTAAAATTGAATTTAGAGATGACGACCTAGGTGATCAAACTGGCCTTGGTGCAGCAGTAGACGAAAACGTTAACGGTACACTCACAAGTACTATCCAACAGCTTAGAGCAACTGGTGCAAATGTTTCAGTCACATCACCAACTTATACAAATTCTTCAAACGTTTAACTAATTAATACTTGACAAACTAGTAGTTTGAGTGTATACTTGTTATATTAACAAGGAGTCAGTATGGACAAGCGACTAGAAAAAGCCCTAGAGTTTTCAAATTTCTTAGAAACTCAAAATAATCAAAAACGTATTTTTCTAAAACAATATAAAGATAATCTTATTCATTATGCTTTTGGACATAAGTTTACAGCATCTACACAGCTTATAAATTTACTGTCTGTTCTTTTAGAAACCGATCAAGAACAAATAATTATCTTAGATGATAATGAAATACCTGTGGTTATTGATAATCCTAAAGAATTTATGAAAGATATTGTAGGTGTGTATATTTTTGCTAGTAGAAAGTATGCCAAAGACTACGCAGATATTAAAGAAAATAGATCAGTTGAAGGGCTCATTAACTTATGACCAAAGGCGTAGTTCTATTTGCTTTTAATAACTCAGATATAGATTACATCAAACAGGCAATATATTGTGCAAAGCGTGTTAAAGAACATCTTAAGGTACCAGTTCAACTAATTACAGATGCAGTAGATTACGTTGAGACCAAATATCCGTTTTATAAAAAGTACATTGACGAAATTACATATACTCCTACTCCAAAAGGGTCAATAAAAAAGTTTTATGACGGAATTTATGCAAACAAAAGATTAGAATGGAAAAATACTGCACGAACTAATGCATATGATTTATCTATTTTTGAAAAAACTATTGTTATTGATACTGACTTGTTAATTAGTAATGATAAATTATTGACTTGTTTTTCGATGCTAGATGATTTTATGATTGCAAAAGATTATAATTTAATAAATCAGTCTAAATCACACGCCGATTTAGATAGAATAAGTGATAGTACAATACCTATGTACTGGGCAACTATATTATATTTTACTAAAAGTGATACTGCTAAAAAAGTATTTAATTTAGTAGAACATATTAAAGAAAATTATAATTATTATAGGTTAGTGTATAGTATTACAGAAAAAAAGTTTAGGAATGATTTTGCATTTAGTATTGCTGTTCATATGATGCGAGGATTTGTTGAAGACAGCCCCTGGCCAACGACTCTTCCGAGTGATATGTGGGTTTCAACAGATAAAGATATTCTAATAGATGCTAAAGGTAGTAAAATTAAGATGTTAGCACATCAAGATTACGACTATACGGCTGTAAAATTGACAGGTGCTACTACACATGTAATGAACAAGTTTAGTTTAAATTCTTTTATAGATAAGGAGTTTACTAATGAGTAATGGTATTTGTTTAATTGCACAAAATAATTCAACTACAAACTATGTAAAACAAGCATATGCACTAGCACTTAGTATACTTGCTAAGTCACCTAATACAAATATAAGTTTAATTACCGATGATGACGTGCCATACAATGTATTTGATAAAATTATTCCTATACCGTGGAGTGATATGGCACATAATGATTGGAAGATTGAAAATCGTTGGAAGGTATACCACGTAACTCCTTATAGAAATACTATTGTATTTGATGTGGATATGTTAGTTCTTGATAATATAGATTATGTTTGGAATAACTGTCATGAACTAGTTTTTACTAACAGTGTAAAAACATATAGAAATGAAATAATTACTAACAGATATTATAGAAAAACATTTGATGCCAACAATTTACCTGATGTATATGTAGGAATGTATCAGTTTTCAAAGTGTGAAAATACACACAGGTTCTTTGTACTTTTAGATATAATAATGAGAAACTGGAAAGTTTTTTATGAAAAGTATGCTCCTAAACATTTTCAAAATTGGTGTAGTGTTGATGTCAGTGTAGCAATAGCATTAAAAATATTAGGCATAGCAGGTGAAACATTACACAAAGATAGTTTGTTATCTTTTACACATATGAAACCTAGAGTTCAAAATTTAAATAGTCCACCTACTAAATGGACAAACAAACTGCCGGTTGATATAGGTAATTCTGGAATAATTATAAATGGTTACAAACAATCAGGTGTATTGCATTATGTTGAAGATGAATTTTTGACTGACGATATAGTAAAATGGCTAGAGGAACAAGTGTAATGTTTTATGTATATTTTGACAACGAAACTAAGAATATACTTAGTATAACAAACGAAATAAATGATACGTTAAAGTATTATATTTCAAAACCTTTTGATGAAGTTGAAAAATTTATTTCAGGTGAGAAAAATTTTAATAGTTATAAAATTATAGAAGACGTTAGAACAAAAGGCAAATACGATCTTGTGCCACAACAATACCAGGGAGAAGTAGAGGATAAGCACTACGCAGGACTCATAAAGAAAACTACAGCACATCAAGACGATTGTATTCAAATTATTAAATCTAATTCAAGTTTAGTCGTAAATAACTTTATGAATAGTTCAACATGTGAAGAACTATTAGCTGGCAATGATTATTTAAAAGAATATTATATTGTAGACTGCAACAACCGATTTATTTTACATGATACCTTTAGTATTAATCTAAAAGAACTTGCAGGTACAAAACAAATTAAAATAAGTACTAATGTAAAAAATAAAAATGTTTCTATTCTAACATCAAATAGTCATATAGAACATGTATACGGAGAGAAAATTGAAAATTATTGATTACGATATTATCTACCTGTCCTATGATGAACCTAACGCAGAAAAAAACTACGCAGACTTGTGTAGTAAAGTTCCTTGGGCAAAACGTGTACACGGTGTAGAAGGTTCAGATGCAGCACACAAAGCCTGTGCTAATCTAAGTGAAACTGATAGATTTATTACAGTAGATGGTGATAACCAAATTGACCCATTATTCCTACAACAAGAACTTAATTTTGACGAACATGCAGATTTAGAAAATAGTGTAATTAGTTGGTGTGGAAAAAATGTTATTAACGGGCTTATGTATGGCAATGGTGGATTAAAATGCTGGCCAAGAAAATTTGTTTTAGAAATGAAAACACATGAAGCGGCAGAGTCTGATAAAGCACAAGTAGATTTTTGTTGGGAACTAAACTATATTCAACAAAATAGTTGTTATAGTTATGTTTATAATAATGAAACTCCGCATCAAGCCTGGAGAGCAGGGTTTAGAGAAGGTGTGAAGATGGCACTAGATCAAGGAGTAAGGGTAAGCAAAGAAGAATTCCTAAAAGGACATTGGAAAAATTTACATAGACTTTGGATATGGTTAATGGCCGGAGCAGATGTAGATAACGGATTGTGGGCTATATACGGTGCTAGAGAAGGACTTTACAAAACAATGTGTACTGATTGGGATTATGTAAATGTTCGTGACTTTGAATATCTAAACAGCTTGTGGAAAGATAAAGTACAAGATGAAAGTGATTTACTAGAAGCATGTGAAGATTACGGAGTTAGGTTAAAACAACAGATGGATATTCCTATTGCTGTAACGCCCTTAGATGCACAACAAAGCAAGTTTTTAAAGACAGTATACCAAAACCCTAGTCGTAGCCCTCAACAACAGTTTGTGATTGATCCGGAATGAAAACTCGTACAATATGTGCAATACCGTGGATGCATTTAAATTTTGAACCAAACGGTAAAGTAGTTCCTTGTTGTTTAACATCGACGCATAATTATTTTGCAGGTGACTTAACTACAGACTCTATTGAAGAAATTTGGAACAGTGATAATATGAAATCACTTCGCCTTCAGATGATCAATGGTGAACAACCTAAAATATGTAGTACTTGTTTTAACAAAGAACGTGTAACAGGACTAAGCGGACGTATACATCATAATAGAGCATTTACAAAAGTTCTTGAGCGAATTCCTAAAATTACTGACGAAACTGGTCATGTTTCAGAAATGAATTTACTTTACTGGGACTTTAGATTTAGTAATCTTTGTAATCTTAAATGTAGAAGTTGTGGACCAAGGTATAGTAGTGCTTGGGTACCAGATGCAAAAAAATTAGGACTAATTTCAGATCAAGACAAAGTATGGAATATAAATTCTGTTGATGATACAAATAACTTTGATTTCTTAACCGAACAAATTAATGTTGTTGAAAAAATTTATTTTGCTGGCGGCGAACCGTTAATGATGGACGAACACTGGCAAATACTTGAGCTGTTAGATAAAAACAATAGACATGATGTAAAGATATCATATAACACAAATTGCACTACATTTACATATAAAAATAAAGATGTATTTGATTATTGGAAAAAATGGAACGCTGACAAGTTAGAAATTTGGCCAAGCATTGATGAAATAGGTCCTAGAGCAGAGCTTATACGTTCTGGAACTGTGTGGAGCAAAGTTGAAGCTAACTTAAAAAGATTGACTACTTTAGATAATACATTAATACAACCTGGTATAACTGTAGGTGCTTGGAACGTATTTAGACTTCCTGAAATAATAAATCATCTAGTAGACATTGGCGTTGTTAATAGTGAAAGACGTTATCAAAACTTTTTTCTTAATTTAATAGAGATGCCATTACACTATAATATAACTATACTACCAGATAAATTTAAAAACAAAACTAGAAAACGCCTTGCTAAGTTTATAAGCAGTTATAATAAAAAACACAATACTGATATTAGCAAACATTTTACGCAGATAATGTCAGAACTATCAAAGGATCATAATCCAAAAGCTGCACACCGCTTTGTAACAATGACTGCAAAAGTAGACAGTGTAAGAAAAGAACAGTTTTATGATATCGTTCCGGAATTAAAAATGCTACAAAAGGCGTATACACCTGATGTATGATATATCATTTATAAGTTACAACGAAGTTGAAGCAGATAAAAATTGGAAAATATTAGAAGATAAATTTCCATATGCAAAACGCACACACGGCATAAAAGGAATACATCAAGCTCATATAGAAGCTGCAAAAAACGCATTTACTCCAATGGTATGGATAGTTGATGCTGATGCACATGTTGTTGATACCTTTGATTTTTCTTATGTGCCTAACCGTATAGATAGAGATGCAGTACATGTGTGGCGAAGCCAAAATCCTATAAATGGACTAGTGTATGGATACGGAGGAATAAAATTATTTCCAAGATATGCAACTATTAATATGGACACTAGTAAACCAGACATGACTACTAGTATTAGTGATAAATTTGTGCTTATGGAAGAAGTTAGTAATATCACTGCATTCAATGTAGATGAATTTAGTACATGGCGTAGTGCATTTAGAGAATGTACTAAACTTGCAAGTAAAATAATAGATAGACAAAACGAGGAAGACACAAATGAAAGACTCAGAATATGGACAACAGTGGGAGGAGATGCTCCCTTCGGCGAATATGCTATTAAAGGTGCTTGTGCTGGCAGGGAGTACGGGCTTTCTAATGGCGCTGATCTGGGGTTAATAAATAACTTTGAATGGTTAAGGGAACAATTTGATGCAGACGTTTGAATTATTAGATAGACTAGAATTGTTGTATGCTGACAACAGCAATCTATCTGATTTGCGTAGAGCATATACTGATAAAGATTTAAGTAGTATTTTTCGTTTAGTTAACGATAATAATAAAGAAGACTTACGTAAATTAGTTATGGAAGATAACACTTGGAAATTATGGCCTATATTAGACAGCTATGTAGAAACACAGTTTGTTGCAGCGTTTAAAAACTTCTTTGTTAATGAAACTAAAATATGGGACGATTGCTTTAGCAGAGGACAACTAGAAAGCAAACTATGGTTATTAAAAGAACTAGGTAAACTTAAAGTTGATTTAGGAACAGTATTCCTTTGCGCCGGTTGGTATGCTACCCTTGCTACAATGTTATTTGAAAGTAACATTAAAGTAGATAAAGTTAGATCTTTTGATATTGATGAGTCTTGTGTAGACATTGCTGAAACATTTAACAAACCATGGTTTGTAGATGAGTGGCGTTTTAAAAGTATAACACAAGATATTATGGATATTAATTACAACGAACATGTTTGGCAGTATTGGAGTAATGCTAACAATAGAATGAGCTACCCTATTACTGATAGTCCGGATACTATTATAAACACAAGTTGTGAACACATTGAGAATTTTGCAGAATGGTATGCAAAAATACCTATTGGTAAGCTAGTTGTATTACAAAATAATAATTTCTTTGAAGTCGACGAACATGTTAATTGTGTAAATGATCTAGATGATTTTGCAAGTCAATCACCGCTCACAGAAATATTATATGACAATGAATTAAAGTTACCTAAATATACAAGGTTTATGAGAATTGGATACAAGTAATTTGACCCTACGACAACTACAAAAGGAAAGCGCCAGAGCCTTGAGTACAATGCAAGCAACAAACAATAACATACATCAGTTTAATAAACAAGCACATCACAATAGCGAAAATTGGTATAAGGCTGTAATAGATTGGTATGTAGATCAGTATGGTGACTTGCCCAGTCGTACAGGCCCCGGCAAAAAAGTAAGGTTAGTATCTGAATGAAAAGTATATTTCCTGATAATCCTAATGGAATGAATATTGAATGGGTAGTAAGTAATGTTTGTAATTATTCTTGTAGTTACTGCCAGGAGGATCTATACGGTGGAAGTTCAGGACAGCCTGATTACTACAAGGCTTTAGACTTTTTTAACTATTTACATAAAGAAGTACAACCGGGTCCAAAGTTACTAAACCTTACCGGAGGTGAACCTACTGTATGGCCCAAACTAATTCCATTTTTAAATGAACTAGACAAAAATTATTATACACAGTTGACGACTAACGGATCTAGAACGCTAAAGTGGTGGAGTAAACTATTAGATAATTATGATAATCTTGCAAGGGTTGCAATTAGTACACATTTAGAATTTGCAAGTTTAGAACATATTTTTAATGTCGGTAAACTATTACACAAGCGAACTAATTTAACCTTGTTGCTGTTAGCTGATCAAAAAAACTTTCATCTTATTCAAGACTATGCAGATAAATTTAAAGAATTAGAGTGTAGTATATTTGTAAAACCTATTAGAGGACTAGACGGATTAGCACAAGAATATACCGACGAGCAAAAACAATTTATAAAAACATTTAAACATCATACTTCTAAAATTAACATTGCACAAGGCATTCCGACACACTTAATTGTTGATGGTAAGAAGAAGCATTATTCATATGGACTTGAATTAGTATCACAAAACAAACACAACTTTAAAGGTTGGAAATGTGCATTAGGTAAAACTCGAGTTGTTATTTGGCACAACGGAGATATAAGTCTTGCACAGTGTAGTACTGCAAAATCTATGAATATAGGAAATATATATGATGAAAGTTACCATATTCCTAATGATCCTGTAGTTTGTAACACTAATTACTGTACATGCTTACCTGACATAAGAATACCTAAGTGGAGAGACAATGAAAAAAGTTACTAATGATCTACCTGAAACATTGAATGCCGAATGGGTATTAAGTGACGTATGTAATTATAAGTGTGCATACTGCCATCCTATTCATTATGATAAAACTAGCGGTTTTCCAGATGTAGAAGAATCTTTAGAGTTTTGGAATTTTATTCATACTGATATTAATTCTAACAAAAAGTTACTTTTACTCAGTGGCGGCGAACCTACACTTTGGCCTGGCCTGTCAAAATTTATTAATGGATTAGATAAGAATTGGAGAACAGAAATTGTTACTAACGGTAGTAGAACATTGCGTTGGTGGAAAAAGTTTTTAGATGAAACTGATATCAAAAGAGTAACAATAAGTGTACATTTAGAATTTGCAACGCCAGAACATATTATTGAAGTTTCTAGGTTATGTGCAGAAAAATGTTATACCACTGCATTAATATTATTTGATAAATCTAAAATACCTGAAGCAAAAGATATGATTAATAAAATAGTAGAATCTAATATAAAAATTGATATGATGGTAAAACCCATTACAAATTGGTGGACCAACGGTAAAGTTATTTCCTATGAAAAAAAAGATTTAGATTTTATAAAAGGTTTTAAATATGGCAAATCAGTACATACACCATTAGATGTATCAACACATTTTGTAATAGATGATAAACATTACCCTGTACAATATGCAAGCACACTCATTACTAACAAACAAAATACATTTAAAGGTTGGAGATGCGAGGCAGGAAGTAAAAGACTAATAGTTTGGCACGACGGGAATGTTTATGGAGCACAGTGTAGCACAGCTAAAAAACATCTTTTAGGAAATATTAAAGATAAAAAAATTAAAAAAATGGAAAGCATAATATGCCAAAACGAATATTGTGATTGTGTACCTGACATAAGAATACCTAAGTGGAGAGAAGATGTACGCACTTGAAGATATAAAAACAATTCATCTTGAAGTAACACAAAACTGTCAAGCAAGTTGTCCTATGTGTGATCGTAATATGAACGGTGAGGGTATTAATCCACATATCAATCTTGACGAGCTTAAACTTGAGGACTGTAAACAAATCTTCAAACCAAGTTTTATTGCACAGCTTAAAACAATGTATATGTGTGGCAACTTAGGTGATCCTATTGTTGCTAAAGATACATTAGAAATCTTCAAATACTTTAGAGAACACAATCCTAATATGTGGTTGAGCATGAATACTAACGGAGGAGCTAAAAATGAGGCATGGTGGAAAGATTTAGCTATAACTTTTGGCAGCATGGGGGCTGTTATTTTTAGCGTTGATGGTTTACGCGATACTAACCATATCTATCGTCAAGGTGTTGTTTGGGATAACATAGAACGTAACATGCAGGCGTTTATAAATGCCGGAGGTAGAGCACGTTGGGACTATTTAATATTTGAGCATAATCAACACCAAGTTGAAGAAGCAGAAGCACTTGCTAACAAATGGGGGTGTGAAAAATTTATGAAAAAGAAAACAGGAAGATTTGTAGATACAAATACAAACAAAAAAGAAAAGCATCAAGCCAAAGACCGCAAAGGTAAAGATACAGCCGAGCTTAAAAAGCCAGACACAAAGTACCAGAACAAAGCACTTACCAAGCAAGAGGTGATCCTCAAGAAATACGGTACTATGGATACATATTATGATGCTGCTCCTATTATTTGTAAAGTAAAGAAAGATAATAGCTTATTCATAACAGCAGAAGGATTAGCACTGCCATGCTGCTGGACTGCTGGACGCATGTATAAATGGTGGCATAAAGATCCTAAGGTAGAGCAAATATGGGACTTTATACCCGATATAAGCGCCTTACAAGCACGTAACGGCCTTGAGGCAGTGTTTGACACAGGCATCTTTGATAGCATACAAGCAAGCTGGAATAAGCCCAGCTGCGGCACCGGCAAACTAAAAGTATGTGCCATGAAGTGCGGCGCCGAGTTTGATCCCTTTGCAGAACAGTTTAAATAAGTACAGTATGAGCAATAAAATATTACCATCAGAAACATTTTGTGCATTACCGTGGATGCATCTAAGTAGCCGCCCAGACGGCAAAATGCGTACATGTTGTACTTCAAATGCAAGTAGTGTACAAGATCCTGATTCAAATAAAAAAGTAGGTGGCGGCGAAGTTGGAATAGTTAAAAACGATGACGGCGTTCCTGCTAACTTCAACCATACAACATTAGAAGAAGCATGGAATAGTGGCTACATGCGTAATGTGCGTAAAATGATGCTGCGTGGCGAAAAGCCTGCTAGTTGCCTCAAGTGTTACAAAGAAGAAGAACAGGGTCATCTAAGTAAACGTAACTGGGAAACTGAATACTGGGGCAATAGATTTAACATCGATGAATTAGTAGCTGAAACAAAAGAAGATGGAAGTATACCTCCAAAAATTAGATATATTGATTTACGTTTAGGAAGTAAATGCCAACTAGCATGTGTAATGTGTTCACCACATGACTCAACAGGATGGATTAAAGACTGGAAAGCAATTACTCCGCAAATGAAAAATGAGAAACTTGCTAATACAAGTCAATGGACAAACAAAGGTCGTAATGACGGGGCAAGTTATAACTGGCACAAAAATAATCCCCGTTTTTGGGCAGACCTAATGGATCAAATCCCGCATATGTATCAGTTGTATTTTGCAGGCGGCGAAAGTTTAATTATTGATGAACACTATGAATTGTTAGAAGAATGTATTAAACGTGGACATGCTAAGAATATGGAACTACGTTATAATTCAAATGCTGTAGAATGGCGTGATGATTTATTTGATCTATGGGCACAGTTTAAGCGTGTGCGTTTCCACTACAGTATAGATGCATTTGGCGAGCAAAATGATTATATACGTTATCCTAGTACTTGGGAACATCAAGAACGTGTATTCCATATGTTAGATAATACAGCACCACAAGTAGAAGTTACTACAGCAACTACTATTATGGCACTTAACGTAGCTTACATACCAGAGTTTGTAAAATGGAAAGTTGAACAAGGTTTTAAAAAATTAAACAAATGGCCTCTAGGGGCAGGCGGCATTAATATGCATTTTGCATATTGGCCACCACAACTAAATGTAAAAGTGCTACCTGCACACATTAAAAAAGAAATTACAGACAAATACGAAAATGAATTTTTTCCTTGGATGGAAGAAAACTGGCAACTATTTACTGGTGTAGAAGAAGCAGGTATTACAAAGGAACAATGGCTAAATGCACCATACGGTATAAAACGCTTTAAAGGCATTATAAGATTTATGAACAGTGAGGATTGGAGTGCCAGACTTCCAGAGACAAAAGAATATATAAATTTAGTTAACAAACAACGAGGATGGACAGAAAAATTTCCTGAGATATTTCCAATACTAAAGGACATAATATGAATGTAAAAGAAGAAAACTTTTGCATTGTTCCCTTTGTACAATTAAACACTAGGGGCAAGGGCGATGCTAGAGTATGCTGTAGTATTGAAGGTATTGACTATGGTATTCCAAAAGAAATGACTCTAGACGAGATAACTCCTAATACTTATTCTAGTGACACTAATGTATATAATTTAAGTAAAGATAAGATTGAAGACTTATGGAATGGTCCTTTTATGAAAGACTTCCGTATGAAAATGCTTAACGGAGAAAAACTTAGTAACTGTGAATTCTGTTACAGAATGGAAAATAGTGGATTTGGAAGTAAACGTACTGGTAAGAATAAAAGATTTTTAGAACGTGTAAAACCGCATTTACAAAAGTATTATGATGCAAATGGTCATGTGGATGTTATGCCACAGTGGTGGGAAGTACGATTAAGCACCAAATGCAATTTAAGTTGTGTGATGTGTTCGCCTAATCTTAGTAGTATGATGTACAAAGAATACTCCAAGTGGGGCGATAAAATAACAAACCAAATGCAAGGTAGTTTAGATATTGCAAAACGTTCAGGTGAAGAATATTTAAGTCAAAGTAAATTTTTTAAAGAACAAATAATGTCTAACCTTGAACATGTATTGTATATGGAGTTTAGAGGTGGTGAGGTATTTGCAGATAGACACAGCATTAACTTTATTTGGAGTATTGCTAAAACACATTATGCAAAAAATATTAGTCTTGATATAAGCACTAATGCAACATTGATAACAGACGAAATAGTAGATCTATTAAATCATTTCAAAGGCGGCCTACTACGTTTTAGTATTGATGCTGGACAAGAAAAAGATGAACTAATACGTTATCATACTAATTGGGATAGTGTTATAACTAGTATAGAAAATTCAAACAACTTACACAACGAATGGGAAATGGTAACACAAACTTGTTTGCAAGCTCTTAATTGTATAGGGCTAGTTCCTATGCTACAATACTTTGATGACATGTGTAATCGTACTAACAATGAACGCTTTCATTTAGGATTTACAAGTGTACGTGGTAAAGAATGGATGCGTCATGAACTTGTACCACTTAGTTATAGACAACAAGAAATTGCTGATCTCGAAGAGTTTATTAAAAGTAGTTGGTTATGTAATACTAGTAAACATAAAAAAAGAGAAACTAAAGCAATACAAGGACTTATAAAAGCATTGTCTGCAGAAACTAGGATAGACAATGTACTTAATAATAAAGCAAGAGAATACTATCTCAAATTAAACGAATTGCGTAACGTAGACTACTGGAAAACATTCCCACACTTGGAGTACTTAAATGAGTAAACTAGAAACATTATGTCCTGTACCGTGGATGAGTCAAAGCCTTAGAGCAAACGGAGATATTCGTGTATGTTGTCAGGCACAGCACGGGCCGACAGGCGGTATACTGCGCGATGAGGACGGAAAAGAGTATAATGCTCGTACAGCTGATCTTAAGAAAGTACGTAACAGCGAATTGTCAAAAGAAATACGCAAGTATATGATGGAAGGCAAATGGCATCCTGAATGTGTTCGTTGTCAAACAGAAATGTCATCGGGCATGAATGCTCGTATTGATTACGAAAATAAAATTTGGATTGAACGCGGAGAATTTAATTGGGAAGATTTATTATCTAAAACAGCAGCCGACGGTACAATTGAAGAAGATGAAATAAATTGCAGTTTTTATGATGTGCGGTTTGGTAACTTATGTAATTTAAAATGTCGAATGTGTGGCCCTACTGATAGTAGTATGTGGTACGAAGATCAAGTTAAGTTATGGGGTGATAGTTATAAAGACAGCCACGGTAAGGTTAAACTTATTAAAAATGCAAAAGGAAAATATGAGCCAGAAACTGACCTATACAATTGGCACGAAAGTGATCATTATTGGGTACAGATGGACAACAACATAGATCAAATACGTAAACTGTACATTGTAGGTGGTGAGCCATTAATCATTGATAGACACTACGAATTTTTACAGAAATGTGTTGACCAAGACTGTGCAAAAAACATTATTGTAGAATACAATACTAATATGACAAATATACCACAACGTGCTTGGGACATTTGGAAACACTTTAAACAAGTAAATTTAGGTGCAAGCGTCGACGGTGTAGGCGATATACAATACTATATGCGTCCTCCTAGTCGTTTTAATAAGATACACGAAAATTTACTTAAAGTAAGTCAAGCAGAAGGTAATTTTAAAGTTTGGATAGCAGCAACTATTAATGTTTTTAACGTGTTGCATTTTCCAGAGTTTATGGAATGGATATTGCTAAACAAAATACCTCGTGTAAATGACGACGAGTGGCGTCCTATTATTACACCACATCCGTTGCACGGCCCTAAATTTTATAACATTCGTATGTTGCCTAAGTTTGCTAAAGATCATATCAAACAAAAGTATGAAGATTACAAACCAAGACTACTTAAAATAATAGACGAAAGTGATTTCACTGAAGAACGCAAAGCAGCAAGTCGCAGAGATGCTGTAGGATTATTAGATCAATATGTTGATTATATGTATGCAAAAGATTTTAGTGCAGCAATACCTATGTTTTGGAAAGCTACTAGAAAATTAGATAAAATTCGTGGACATAGTATAGAAAAGTCTATACCCGAGCTGTACGAGTTGTTAAAGGATACCGAAGTTGTTTCTGAATCTGAATGAGATTAAAACAATACAAATGGATCACACAAGCAGATGCCAACTTGCTTGTCCTCAGTGTGCTAGATTTCATGGCAGCCAGACTGAACTCAATCCTTACATGCCTATAGATGATACAACTATAGATGACTATAAAATTATACTAGAGCCATTTGAACCCAATACAATAAAACTATTTCATTGTGGTAACTTTGGCGACAGTCTTGCAAGTCCCACACTAGATGATAGTATAGACTACAGCATAAGTCAAGGTGTTAAAGAATTTAAAATGGCAGTAAATGGTAGTGCTAGAACCCCTGCTTGGTGGAGAGAGTTAGCACAAAAAAGTGATCGTATCACTGTAAACTTTAGTATAGATGGGTTAGCTGATACTAATCACTTGTACAGAGTAAACAGCAACTTTGATAAAATAATGGCTAATGCACAAGCATTTATAGACGCTGGCGGCAATGCTCGTTGGTACTTTATTGAGTTTGAACATAATTACCATCAAATTGAAACTGCAAAACAAATGGCAACAGACATGGGCTTTAAACAGTTTAATGCCAAATACACAGGCAGGTTTGCAGAACAGCAACAAAAAGAAATTAAAACACGTAAAGGTAGTATTGTAAAAGATAAAAAAAACAATCACAATCAAAGTGATATGAACAATCTTAAAAAAACGTATGATAGCTTTGAGCAGTATATAGAGCAAACACCTATTGTATGTAAGTACAAAAAAGAACAAAGTGTGTTTATTGATATGCAAATGCGGTTATGGCCTTGCACTTGGATGGGAGCACCTGCATACTTTGGACCTAATAATCCACAAAGAAAGAGTTTTGATAATTTATATAAATTGTATGGCGACGATTTCAATGATATGCGTAAGTACGGTTGGAAAGTATTAGAACATGAATTTTTTGCTACCTACTTAGATAGATCCTGGAACAATCAAAGTGACAAGTATAAAAGAATATATACTTGTGGAAGGACCTGCGGAAACAAGTTTGAGTTTAGTAGTGGTTACGGCAAAAATACAAAGAGAGTAAACCTATGATAGTTAAAAATAGCCAAGATACAATAATTTTTAATTTTTCACAAGATTATAAAAATATAGGAATAAAGTTATCCGGCGGCGCTGATAGTGCAATAGTGTTGTATATGTTGTGCAAATATATCTATGATAATAAAATAGAATGCAAAATTAATCCTATTACA